TGCAGAGGTTTCCGGCAATGCAGAGGTTTCCGGAGATGCAGAGGTGCGTGACAATGCAGATTATACATTAGTACAGGGATTCGGGACAAAATTCCGCTGCACAACTTTTTACAGGGGCAAAAATAAAAAAATAATGGTTAATTGTGGGTGCTTCCATGGAGATTTAGAAGGATTTAGAAAACAGGTAAAAGAAACACGAAGCGGAAAAATAGCAAAAGAATACCTAATGATTGCTGATTTAATGGAATATCATTTCACAAGCGAGGATTCTAGCGATGAATAGCGTACTACAAACTAAAAAAGAGTGTTTTTTCTGCAAAACAACCCAAAATTTACATAGGCATCATGTCTTATATGGCAGTAGCAACAGAAAACAAGCCGAAAAGTATGGTTTTACAGTTTATTTGTGCCTGAATCATCATACCAACGGTGGTGAGGCGGTACATCGTAATCCCAACGGACCACTAGACAGGTACCTCAAGGAGCTGGCGCAGAAGTACTGGGAGGAGAACAACGGAACGAGGGAAGAATTTATCAAAACATTTGGGAGGAATTACCTGTGAACAAATTTAAAAATAAAAAGATTTTTACGACAGCCGGAAAGTTTGACAGTAAAAAAGAAATGCATCGCTATTTAGAACTGGCGGCGATGCAAGAAGCGGGGAAAATTACAGGATTAGAGCGACAGGCTAGATACATCCTTATAGGCAGCCAGAAACGAGAGGATGGCACTACAGAACGCCCCGTATCATATACAGCAGATTTCCGCTACACAGACAAAGAGGGAAAGATTGTTGTTGAGGACGTAAAATCCCCGCGCACAAGAAAAAATCCGGAATACATCATCAAGAGAAAGCTGATGCTTGAACGGTATGGCATCACGATCAGGGAGGTGGCGTAATGAAAAAAACAGGAGACTCAGAAGCAAGAAAAGCGGCGAAAATACTCAAGAAGTACTGCAACGAGCATAAATATTGCCGAAATTGCCTTTTTGCGGTAGGAAAGGAGGGCGCGGCTTGCCTGCTAGTAAATAAATTGCCGTTTGACTGGGTAAGATATTAAAGCTGGACACCCTCCGGGGTTAAGGATAGATACACATTACAGAAACACGTTAACGGTTCCATGAGGAGCTATATGCCATTGATTCCTCCGGATTTATTCCGGAGGGGAAAGGAAAGAAAATGAAAGTAGAAGAAATGCAAAACAGTGAAGTGGAAGACTATTTGTTAGAACATTTAGAAATAGGCACATTGTTTGGTAAATTAACAGAAACGGCGGATGAATTGTCCAAAGCCGCAACGATGCGTGCGACAATTATGGGATTTAACCCAACCCCAGCGGAAGTGTTAAAAGCAGAGGCTGCTTTACGTAAAAATATGGCAGAAGTTATATTGATTTGTGAAATACTAGCCTGCAACACAGACGCGTGGGACGATGTTAAAGACACACAAGAAGAAATAGCGAGAAAATGGGTTGAGTTAATGATGAAGGAGGAAGAGAAATAAAAATGCCATACGGGCTGAAAGACGAAGATTTTGCTAAAATACAAAACAAAATAGCGAAAAAACTATATGAAATACCAAGCCTTGACCGAGCTGCATTCTTGGTGGAATGCACAGAGCAGGAACTAAGGGAAGCAATGAGCGAACTACGCAAAACACCCAAATCAAAAGGGAAAATTGAAGCCGTAGAAAGGGAGTTGAGAAACAGAGGAAACAAAAACAAAAAAACAAAGTTTTTCCCAAACGACTTGGAGGAAAAGAGATTTGCGGGGGAATGGACGAAAGTGTGTGGAAGAATAAGGGGGAATGAAAGATGTTAGAGGACAAAGAAATTATGCTTATCCAGAACGAAGATGGAACATTTAGCGAATATGATGATAGCAATGACATTACTATTAGCTGCGAAAATGAAAAACAATGCGAGGAAGTGGTGGAACTACTGAAAAGACAGCTCAAACCAGTAAAACCGATTATCTTAGATGCATTAAATGGAGACATTGATTATGAATGTCCCTTGTGTGGAAGGCAAGTAATGGCGGATGCAGAAAGCAGGAATAAATACTGCGGCGAATGTGGCTGTAAATTTGATTGGAGCGAAATTGATACATGATCGGAGGCGTAAATGGACAGCAGCGCAACAAAAACAGACACCTACATGAGCATATCAGAAAAATTCATGCAAGGTAATATAAGCGAGGACGAATTTGTGGAGCAGTATAACCGATTGGTTGAGCAGGAAGCTGAAAAACACTGGGAACCAGTCGAACCACATGAGCATATTTAGAAAAGAGGTTTTTATGAGAGTAGCATTGATTGATGTAGACAGTCATAATTTCCCCAATCTTCCCTTAATGAAGTTATCGGCATATCATAAACAAATCGGAGATACGGTCGAATGGTATGATGCATTAACAGCATGGAGACAACCACCAGACAGGGTATATATGAGCAAAATTTTCACATTTACGGAAGATTATTTGCATCCAGTAAATGGAAAAGAGATTATTCGTAGCGGAACCGGTTATGATTATCCAACCGGCGGCCATCCATTGCCTGAAAAAATTGAACATATCTATCCGGACTACAGTCTTTATCCAGGGCTATGTAAAGATACGGCTTATGGCTTTCTCACTAGGGGGTGCCCGCGTAATTGCGACTTTTGCATAGTTGGAAAAAAAAGAGGGAAAAATAAGCCGAAAAGTAGCTAACTTATCCGAATTCTGGAACGGACAGAAAAATATCGTTCTTTTAGATCCAAATTTATTTGCTTGCCGAGACTGGAAAGATTTGAGCCAGCAACTGATTGATAGTAACGCATACATAAATTTTTCACAAGGCTGCGATATTCGAGTTATGACAGAGGAAAAAGTCGAATTTATCAAAAAAATGAAGATAAGACAAATACATTTCGCATGGGATAAATATGAGGACAGGGGAATGATTGTCCCGAAATTTGAAAAGTTTCAAAAAATGACAGGATGGACTAAAGGAAAAATGACAGTGTATGTCTTATGTGGTTTTAACACTACGCTCGAGCAAGACATAGAACGAATATATACATTACGAGATCTGGGATATTCGCCCTATGTGATGATTTACAACAAGCACGAATTAAAAAAAAGAGATCCGTTGCGACGGTTACAACGGTGGGTGAATTTTAGAGCTATTTTTGCAGTTTGCAAACGATTCGAAGATTACAAAGGGTAAAAGCATGAAGACAAGAAAGGGAAAAAGAAGATAAGATTTATGCAGCAGTAATGATGATATTAGCGATGATTACGCGGAGGTAAGAAAAATGAGCAACCCCAAACACGACTGGTACGGACACGCAGTAAAGCAGGTAAAAAAATACCCAGACAAACTGATTGCAGAAAATACAGCTCAGTCAGCCCTATGGATGTACGCTATTAACAAGGCGATAAAACAGACAGAGGGTATGGACAACGGTGAGGACAGAATGAAAGCTGTACAGCTGGTGTATTTTGAGGATAGATACACGATAGCAGGGGCGGCGGATAAGCTTGGATATGCAGAAATGACTATACGCAGATGGCTTAGTGCTTTCGCCAATTTGGCTGGGAAATATGCGGGATATTAGAGAGGGGGAATTATTTCCCCCTCTTTTTTTATGTTTGTCTAACGTGGCTTAAAAGATGTCGTACAATACACTTGTACGGACGAGTACTGGTAACTTTTTGTGAGACATAACCTCCTCTATCTTTTTGTGGTAAAAGTGTAAACTCTCATCCGCGTAAAAGAGAGTACGCAAGACACCTATCCCACGGTGCCTTGCGTTCCATACAGGTTGCGGGTCTACAAGTGTTTAGGGACCAGCCGCTTATTAGTCTTACCCCGGCGGCTGTTAAGGTGCAATTCCTTATACTTGTATCTAGTTGCGCTATGCAACTGGTGTAAACGATTTTTTCCATATTTTCTTTCCTTTCATATAACCCCGTAAACAATTCATTACGGGGTTATGGTTGTATTTAGGAGGTGACCCCAAAATGGGATAAGTAAATACCAGGAGTGGCTGACCCAAGAAGGGTTGCTTAAGCTAGAGGGATGGGCACGAGATGGATGCACAGATAAAGAGATCGCAGCAAACATCGGTATTAACCCAGATACCTTATATACATGGAAGAAAAAATTTCCAATTTTAGCCGATACCTTAAAAAAGGGAAAAGATGTTGTGGATAGGCAGGTAGAAAAAAGCCTGTTACAACGGGCACTAGGGTACAGCTACGAGGAGACGAGCGAAAAGTACGAAGGTGGAGTAATGACGGAGCGAAAAGTAACAAAGAAGCATATTCCACCGGACACAACAGCACAGATATTTTGGTTGAAGAACAGAAAACCAGAACAGTGGCGTGATAAGCCGCAGTCAGAGAGTGCAAGCGACAAAGCACTGGCGAAAGCTATTGAAATCCTTGGGGGTGTCGATAGTGCCATTGACTAGCAAGCAGGCAGAATACCTGCAAGGCTGTAATCATCGTTGGAACGTAAAGACCGGAGCAACAGGCTCCGGGAAATCCTTTGTGGATTACGCAGTCGTAATTCCTCAACGCCTGACACACCTAAAAGGATTAGGGCTGGCTGTGATGTTGGGAAACACCAGAGGCACGCTACAACGTAACATACTTGACCCCATGCGAGAGATTTGGGGAGAAAAGCTAGTTGGTGAGATACGGAGCGACAACACAGTACAGCTATTTGGCAAAAAGGTATATGCACTAGGTGCTGACAACAAGAAGCACGTTGCAAGGATACAGGGGGCAACAATCGAGTACGCCTATGGCGATGAGGTGACGACGTGGAACCAAGAAGTTTTCGAGATGTTAAAATCTCGTCTCAGAACGTCGCACAGTCATTTTGATGGGACGTGCAACCCGGCGGGACCGAAACACTGGTTCAAAGGCTTTCTGGATTCCGATGCAGATATATTCCAGCAGGCGTACAACATACACGATGGCTGCCTGCCTCCGGCGGTAGTGGATGAGTTAATAAAAGAGTACTCCGGGACACACAGGTACCAACGCTACATACTAGGCAACTGGGCGGTGGCAGAAGGTCTTGTGTACGATATGTTTTCGGAGACAAGACACGTTTGCAAAGCAGAGACTAGCGGAGAGATAATTGTTAGCTCCGACTTTGGTATGCAGAACGCTACCGTATTCCTCGTCTGGCAGAAAAGAGTAGATACCGGTAACTGGCATTGCATAAAAGAGTACTACTATTCAGGCAGAGAAAACAACCGCATGAAGTCAGTCAGTGAGCTAGTAAAAGGACTAGAGGACACGCTAAACGGGCAGAAAGATGATTTAGTCATTGTTGACCCATCCGCTGCCGCTCTCATTGTGGAGCTACGCAGTAGAGGGCATAAGGTCAAAAAGGCGGATAACACTGTTAACGATGGGATAGCAGATGTTGAGACAATGCTGACACAAGACAAATTATCGTTTGACCCGTCTTGCACACACACGATTGAGGAATTTGGCATCTATGCATGGGACCCAACCGCGGCGGATAAGGGCAGGGACGCAGTTATCAAACAGTCAGACCACGCGATGGATGCTATCAGGTATCTTGTAAAAACATTAAAACTCGTCAAGCGCAGCCGAACAAGACAATACAAATCAATTCTAGGGTGATAATAATGTATCTATCATATCAAGATTTTGTTGCCGCAAAAGACAAAGGGCAATTTATAAATCAGTTTATAAAATTCCACGAGAGTACAGGAGCATATAAAGAGGCGTTAAAAGCAGATAAGTATGACGCACAGGAAAACGAAACTATTTTACAGTTTCAGCGTGTTTATTACACTCTGCTGGGTCAAAAAAAGATAGATAATTTTTCGTCTAACGCACAGATATGTTCTAATTTCTTTCACAAATTAAATACACAGCGTTGTTCGTACAGTCTAGGAAATGGCGTCTTTTTTAATGACATGAGTGTCAAGGATAAACTGGGCAAACAGTTTGACAGGAGAATCAAAGAGGCGGCTTACAATGCATTAATTCACGGTCAGTCCTTCTTGTTTTGGAATGTAGATCACGTGCACGAATTTCCTTTTACGCAGTTCGCCCCGATGTGGGACGAGGACACAGGAGCGTTGATGGCAGGCATAAGATTCTGGCAACTGGACGAGCAGAAACCGTTTAAGGTCGTGCTATACGAAGTAGATGGATATACAACCTACAGCGCAGAGAGTAAATTTGGAGAATTAAAAGAGACCGCTCCCAAACGGGCATACAGGCAAAGGGTGGAAGTTGCTAATAATTTAGAACCCGAAATTATCGGAGAAGAAAATTATAGCAGTCTCCCTATTGTACCGATGTTTGGCAATAAAAGGCATATAAGCACCCTGAGGGGAATGCAGTCGAAGATTGATGCCTACGACGCGGTGCAATCCGGGTTTGCCAATGATCTGGACGACTGTGCACAGATGTACTGGCTCATCTCTAATGCTGACGGTATGACAGACGACGAGTTGGCGGAATTTAGAGACCGACTCAAGTTCCAGCACATCGCAAAGGCCGAGGAAGGGCAGGTACAGACATACACGCAAGAGCCACCATATACCGCCAGAAAAGAGTTTCTCACGCAGATGCGCTCAGAAATTTATGAGGACTTCGGGGCGTTAGATGTACACGCCATAGCCGCCGGAGCAACAAACGACCATATCGACGCGGCATATCAACCATTAGACGATAATGCAGATGATTTTGAGTACTTCGTGGGCGATGCGATTGAGAAGATTCTGGAGCTTGCAGGGATTGATGACGAGCCGCAATTTAAGCGGAACAGAATCAGCAACGAGAAAGAGCGTACAGATATGATTCTTGAGGCGGCTAATTATCTGGACGAAGAAACCATTCTGAAAAAATTACCGTTTGTTACACCAGAGGAAGTGCCGGACATTTTGGCAAAGTTAGACGAAGAATCATATAACCGCTACACAGAGCCATCTGAACCAGATACTCTGGAAGATAACCCGGAAGGGGACGAATAACCATGTATCCATCCGACAAGTGGACAGAGCAGGAACTGCAAAAGTTAGAAAAACGACTGACAGACGTATATAAGCAGGCTGAAAAAGAACTTGACGGCAAAGCGAGAAACTATTTTAAACAGTTTTCCCACCGGTACGCCAAAGAATATGCGGCATACCAGGCAGGAAAGTACACCAAGAAAGAGTTTAAAGCATGGCTGATAAATCAGTATGGCAGAGGGCAGAGGTGGGAAGCGCTGCGCGAGGACATGGCGCGGAGGCTGGCAGAATCGAACCAGATTGCCGCGGCGTACATCAACGAGAAGACCCCTCTTGTGATTGCCCTTAACCATAACTTTGAGGCGTACATGATTAAATCTCTTATGCCTGATAAGCAGATAAAAGAGATTGGAGATATTGCTTTTAATTTGGTTGATGAGCATACAGTTAAGCGACTAACGGTCAGAAAACAGAAGATTCTTCCGCCTCGAAGGGTGCTAAAAAGCAAAGATGTACGTTGGAACAAGAAGAAATTGCAAAATGCACTATTGCAAGGAATATTGCAGGGCGACAGCATAAAAAAACTCGCAGGGCGATTCCGAGACGTTACAGGTATGAACCATACTGCCGCGATTAGAAACGCCCGCACAGCATTCACAGGAGCGCAGAATGGAGGCAGGCAGGCGGCATACGAGGAAGCCTACCAGATGGGAATTGATGTAGTTAAGCATTGGACAGCAACAAAGGACTTGAGGACACGAGACAGTCACAGAGCATTAGATGGTGAGGAAGTACCATTTAACATGGCATACTCAAACGGTCTTATGTATCCGGGAGACCCAAGCGGAATTCCGGCGGAGGTTTATAACTGTCGTTGTACGCAGAGGACTGCGCTGCCCGCCGAACTGGCACAACCGCGAATGATACGCGTCAGAAACCCAGAGACGGGCAGAAACGAAGTCGTAGAAGATATGACCTATTACGAATGGTTAGCAACGCAAAGGGGGCGAATATAATGGCGGATATTGATGTTGTAAGTCATGTAGACGAAGTAATTTTAAAGACCACCATGGCACTTGCGAGGGCATTAGAACAGGCAGGAGCCGCCGCAGAAGGGCACGCAAAAGACCTTTGCCCAGTCGATACGGGAGCGTTGAGAAACAGTATTACACATCGGACCGACTTGGAAAATCTCACGGAAACAATAGGTAGCAACGAAGAATATGCCGCCTATGTAGAGTTAGGAACTGGCGTGTATTACAAGGGAGGACGAAAGACCCCATGGACCTATCAGGACGATAAGGGACAGTGGCATATCACAAACGGTCAGAGGGCGCAGCCATATTTAAAACCGGCGGCGGCAAATTACGCAAAAGAATACACAGCAATCATTGCAAACGAATTAAAAGGAGCGATGGGATAATGGACAGATTGTCTTTACTCGTCAAGGCAAGAGAAACAGCAGAGTATTTTGTTGATAAAAAGTTTAAATACTCGCAGAATGTGGCGAATAGCTGGGCAGGCGCAAAGAAGAAAAAGGTAAGTAATTGTGCATCGTATGTATGCTATTGCCTACAGCAATTAGGTATCCTTAAACCGGGACAACTGTTTTATTGCAACAGGAACGGAACAGTTGTCTATAAGGGCGCAGGAACAAAAGCGGCTATATCAAAACGATATAGATTGATAAAAGTAAATAAATTACCCCGGGATTATAAAAACAAATTAAAACCAGGAGACATTTGCTTTTACCGCCTGCATACCAATATTTTCGCAGGGATAAACGAGAGCAATAAAATGGTGTGGTGGGATGCCGGAAAGGCTAGTACAAATACTAAAAAAGCAGGCGGAGCATACAAAAAGATACATAGGATTATCAACGGAAATCAGAAGATTTTATATGTGCTGAGATGGAAAGGATGAGAAAATGACACAGAGGAAAATTATTGACGTGTCGGTATACAACGGCACAATCGACTGGAAGAAAGTAAAGAAATACGGTTGTGATGGTGCAATCATTAAGATTATCCGCAAGGATTTAGGCAAAGACAAGAAGTTTGAGGCAAACTACAAAAAATGTGAGGAGTTAGGCATCCCATGGGGCGTGTATAACTACACATACGCTACTACAGTGGCAAAAGCTAAGTCAGACATGAAACTTGTATGCGACATCCTCGACAAAATTAGTAAGAAACATTTTAAATACGGCGTTTGGTTTGATATTGAGGACAAAGTACAAGCTAAGCTGACAAAAGGCATGATTGCATCAATCATCAACGCGGCACAGACTGTCGTTGAGTCAAGAGGGTATAAATTCGGCGTTTACACTGGTAAATCATACTTTGCGGAGCATATTGATAAAAACAAAGTTAACTGTAAAAACTGGTGGATTGCACGTTATTACAAAGGCTATAACCGCATGGCGTTTAAGGCAACGCCGAACAAATCTTACAAGCCTGCAAGCGTGCCTGACCTCATGGCATGGCAGTATACCAGCTCTGGCGTGTTTCCGGCCAAGGTTTCAACCGGCAACGGCGGCAAGTTTGATTTAAATATTTTATATCATGACTTCCCGGCGGTGGAGCAGAAGGAAGAAACAACGAAAGAGGTTAAATACACTGGGAAATTCCCTAAATTGCCACCACGAGGCTATTACACATTTTTAGACGGTATCACAGTGCTAGAAGGCGCAAGAGGGGAAATTGAAAAATTACAGAAGTTTTTAAACTGGGCTATCGACTCGAAATTAGAAACTGACGGCAAATATGGAGAAAAGACAGAAGATGCAGTTAGCATTTTTCAGTCGAAATGTAAATTAAAAATTGACGGCAAATTTGGGGCGAAATCCCTTAAAGCCGCAAAAACATTTAGAAAGTAATCGCGAAGTACTGCGATTTACATATAGTCATTTAGGGAAAGAAATCCCTCGAAGAAAAGGAGCAATCAAATGGCATTAACAAGAGCTTTTTTAAAGAGCATGACACTTACAGATGAACAGGTTTCCGCGATTATCGAGGAGCACTCTGCAACCGTTACAGGTTTAAAAGGCGAGATCACTAAATACAAAGAGGACGCAGAGAAAGTCCCAGACCTTCAGAAGAAATTGGAGGACTACGAAAAGGAAGATTGGAAAGGCAAGTATGAGAAAGAACACGCAGGTTTTGAGAGCTACAAAGCCGAACAGGACAAGAAAGCGTCCTACAGCGCGAAAGAAGCCGCGTATAAGAAGATGCTTGAGGAGTCCGGCGTGTCCAGTAAAGTAATTAACCTTGCATTAAAAGCATCAAAAGAGACTATTGATAATTTAAAAATCGGAACTGACGGCAAATTTGAGAATGCAGCAGAAGTAGAAAAAGGCATCAAAGAAGCGTATGCCGACTATATTACAACCGAAACGACTCAAGGCGCTAATGTATCAAACCCACCGGGAGGAGAACCGGGGAAAATGACCAAGGAAGAAATCATGGAAATTAAAGATGCGGGCGAACGTCAGAAAGCGATTGCGGAAAATCACGAACTTTTCGGATTTTGAAAGGAGTAGACAATGGCAGGAGTAACTACTAGCACTGTGTTAAACACAGATAGCGCTCTCAAAGCGAGAGAAATTGATTTTGTAACAAGATTTGATAAAAACTGGGATGCATTAAGAACCATCTTGGGAATCTTTAAGCCTATCAGAAAAGAGCCAGGCACTAGCTTAGTGACCTATGAAGCGCAGATGAAGGATGAAGCCTTACAGGGCGGCGCAAGTGTGGGTGAGGGAGAGGCAATCCCTTTTACACAGTTTAAAGTCGTAGAGAGCAAAAGAGAAGATATTGTCGTAGAAAAATACGCTAAATCTTTATCTCTTGAATCTGTGTCAAAATGGGGCGCAACAGTCGCAATTGAAAAGACAGATGATGCCTTTATGGTCGAGCTGCAGAACAAGGTTTTAAAAGACTTTTACACGTTTTTAAAAACAGGAACATTAAAAGGAACACAGAAAAAATGGCAGAAAGCGCTTGCAATCGCAAAAGGTGCTGTACTCAATAAATTCGCAGGGATGAACAGAAACGTAACCGAAGTCGTAGGATTTGCAAACGTAATGGATTTTTACGACTGGTTAGGTGATAAAGAGATTACCGTACAGACAATGTTTGGATTGCAGTATATCAAAGATTTCTTTGGCTTCTCTACACTGTTCCTCCTCCCTGACGACTACATCCCGGCAAAAACCGTCATCGCAACACCGGTGGAAAATATTGATTTATATTATATTGATCCCGGTGACAGCGATTTCAAAAAGCTTGGCCTGGACTACACAACATCTGGCGAAACAAATCTGATTGGATTCCACGCAGGCGGCAACTATACAAACGCCACAGGCGAAACATACGCCATTATGGGCATGAAACTGTGGGCAGAATACCTTGACGGCATTTGCGTAGTCACCGTTGGAACTACAGAAACTATCCCAGAAGTATCAAGCACCGTTTCAAAAGCAAGTTCGAGCGGAAAATAAAAGGGGTTGATTGAGTGCTTTACGAAGTCATGAATCATATTCACAATTTCTTCCCGGTCAAAGGAGCGGCAATCACAGGCAAAATAACAATCGGGGAATGGCTTTTTGACACGCACATAGATGCAACGACAGACACCGAAGACCTACGTTATTCTGGCACCGCGATTCGCCTCCCGCTACAGGACGGGCAATATTATTTAATCAGCGGCTCTATCTTTAATGACGGGGTTTATCAGTACCACAAAGGCGATACTGCCCCGTTACAGGAGGAGACGTTTGACGGCGTAGTGGTTCCACTGGCTATCCCTAAACCGTTTTTATCACTGGTGGACGAAATCAGCGAGTGGCAGGCGAAGAATGGCAATTTAGGAGCGTATCAGTCGGAGTCATTTGGCGGCTATTCGTACAGCAGGGCAACAAATTCTAAAGGCGAGGCTTACACGTGGCAGGATGCCTTTAGAGCACGCCTGAACCCATGGAGGAAAATGGCATGAGTTTAATCAATGAATTTTTACAGGATTGCATACTCATGGATAAAAAGCGTACTTCTGACGGCGAGGGTGGATTTATCACCGAGTGGGTCGAGGGCGCTAAAATACAGGCGGCAATAGTCCGAGATACCTCTATGTCTGCCAGAGTGGCGGAAAAAGAGGGTGTAACAGCAACATATACAATCACTACAGCCAAAACAGTAAAGCTAGGCTATCATGATGTATTAAAAACAAAAGACGGAAAAATTTTTAGAGTTACATCAAATGCGGGAGAAAAAGAAACTCCTGCATCATCCAATTTGGATATAGCACAGGTCATGGCGGAAAAGTGGGAGTTAACGTCATGACCCCAACAGCGGCACTATATCAATTTTGGTCATCCTTCGGCATAACTGCATATCCGTCTAACAGAGTGCCGGAGGACACAACATTTCCTTTTATCACATACGAACCAATTACAGCCAACTGGTGGACGGGCACAGCCGCCGCCAGCACTGTAAACGTATGGTACCACACAGAATCAGAGGCAATTCCGAACAAAAAGGCAAAAGAAATCAGCGACAGGTTGCAAGGAGGAACCACGGTCAAGTGCGATGATGGAATCATTTTTCTGTCGCAAGACCAGCCCTGGACTCCTTTAGTCGATGAGGCTGACTCGTCAATAGTACGCAGATACACAGTAATAACTATGCAATTTATAACTATTTAACGAGGTGAGCAAATGAAGTATACGCAGGTACCTTCTGACCTTTTTAAAAAAATACAGATTAACGCCGGTATTATTGTATCAGCTTTTGAGCCAGAAACGGGCGCCATAACAGCAACTAACATCCTCATGGCAACCAGCGGCGGTTGTAGCTTTAGCGCGGAGCCATCCTTTACGGATTTCGGGGAAGACATTGATAATGTGCCTAAAAACACGATGGAACTCAAGGAAATCGAATCTATCGAAGTAAAATTATCAGGCACAGCCGTTACAATGGATACCGCACAGGCTAAAAGTTTTATGGCGGCGGCAGACGTAGCGGGAAACAAAGTAACACCAAGGGCAGATTTAAAGGCAGAAGATTTTAAGGATATTTGGTGGATTGGCGACTATTCGGACGAAAATTCCGGGGATTCCGCCGGATTTATCGCAATCAAAATTATGAATGCACTCTCAACGGGCGGATTTAAGATTAAATCAGATGATAAATCCAAAGGAAATTTTGATTTCGAATACACAGGACATTACAGCATTAAGAACGCAGAGACAGTACCTTACGAGGTTTATATCAAAACAGGCGAAGCGGCGTAGGAGGTAAAGCATGAAATTATCAGAATTAACAGCAGAACAGGGTTTAGAAGCCATTGCGAACTCCCTCGAACATATCGGTAACATTGCAGACGATGATGATGCGCTCAGCCTGTGCCAGAAGCTTGTACCGCAGGAAGGGGAGAAATATATCAAAGTCTTTGCTAGGGGTGCTAAAACAGCTCCTAGGCTGTTAAAAACACACAAAGATGATGTAATTGGAATCTTAGCAGCGTTTGAATTGCAGAGTGTTGAGGAATACAAGAAAAAGCATAAATTAATGGACGTTATCAAAGGCATGGTTGACCTCATCAATGAGCCGGAGGTACGTCAGCTTTTTTTCTCAGCGCCAACAAGCGCAGCAGAAGAACCCTCTGGCGATGCGCAGGAGAATACAGAGGAAGAAGCGTAAAGGGATTCTTGCTGTACGTCAAGGCTAAGATTTTAGACGACACAGAGGAATTAATTTACAAACGATACATGGCCGATGGGCTGAAATATGTAACCGAAAGCATTTCGCAGGCGTTCGGTGGGAAATATCTCTATGTATCATTTTTTGATTTAATTAATAGCGATAAAAAGCAAACAGTAACAAAGACTGGCGAAGAAATAGCCGCGGACGTCATTAAAAAAGCCGGATTGGTGGTGATGAGTGATTGAATGTGATGGAATTGTTTGTCACTCTGGCAATCAAAGACACCGCATATAAGCAGGGGCTGAAAGACGCAGAAGGTAACGCCAGCTCGTCCACATCAAAAATTGGCGGGGCATTTAAAGCGGTCGGGAAAGTAGCTAAAACAGCTATGGTGGCCGGCTCTGCTGCCGCCGTTGCATTTACAAAAACATCAATAGATGCCGGAATGAATTTTGATACTGCAATGTCTCAGGTAGCAGCTACCATGGGAACAACCGTAGACAAAATAGGGAACGTCAAAGCCAAGGCTGAGGAAATGGGGCGCACAACAAAGTACACCGCAACGGAAGCGGCGGAAGGAATGAATATCCTTGCTCAGGCTGGCTTGTCGGCGGATGAGCAGATTAGCGGTATCGGAACGGTACTTAACCTTGCCTCTGCCGGTGCTATGAGTCTGGAAGAATCGGCATCATATACTGCCGGAGCTGTAAAAGGCTTTGGTGACTCGATGAGTAACGCATCTTACTATGCCGATTTGATGGCAAAGGGTGCTACTCTTGCTAATACGGACGTAAGAGGCCTTGGAGAGGCTTTTTCCGGTTCTGCTGCCACAGCGAAAAACTACGGTCAAGCGGCGGACAGTGTCACGCTTTCCTTACTTCGCTTGGCAGAGCAGAACGTGACAGGCTCCGAGGCATCTACGGCATTAAATAGGGCAATGGCGGACTTATATACTCCGACTGATGATGCATCAAAAGCTTTAGATCAGTTAGGTGTATCCGCCTATAAGTCAAACGGCGAGGCAAAAGATTTTAACGACCTCGTAGACGAGCTTAATGGCTCTTTGCAGGGTATGACAGCGGAACAAAAAAACAATGCTCTTGCAACGATTTTTACAACGCAAGGCTTACAGGCGTTTAATAAAATGACCGCATCGAGTGATGCGACTGTGCAAAAATTTTGGAAAGGAATACAGGATTCTTCCGGCTCCGCAGCACAACAGGCGGCTACGCAGTTAGATAATTTGCAGGGCGACATAACCTTGCTATCTAGCGCCACAGAAGGCCTGCAACTTGCTTTTTATAATACCTTTTCGGGTACTATCCGTGGTGCCATCAAAGGTATAACAAGCGAGGTTAGTGGATTAGCTGAGGCGATGGAATCTGGCGGCATAAGCGGCGCCCTTTCCAAACTGGCGCAAGATGCGATTAATTTTAGCGGCCAGTTGCCGGGGCTGACAAAAATCGGCGGCGACCTCATAAACGGTTTAATTTCAAGCGTTACTCAAAATTCTGGCAGTATTACAACTGCTGTCAGCCAACTGTTAAATAATCTTGCCTCTACGATTTCCACAGGGCTAAATGTATTTACATCGGTCGGAGTTAATTTGCTGACGACTATCGCTAACGGCATGACTCAGGGCATCCCGACCTTTTTGGGGCAGGCGTTGCCGATGCTGACACAATTTACAGAGTCATTGAGGAGCAACGCAGGCAAATTGATAAATGCAGGCCTGACACTTATCCAGAATATTGCTCAAGGGCTGATTAATTCTATTCCTGTATTGATTGCATATGTACCTACAATCATAACGAATTTGGCTGGCATTATTAACGATAATGCGCCAAAAATCCTTGCAACAGGAGTAACAATCATAACAAATTTAGCGATTGGCTTAGTTCGTGCGATTCCGTTATTAATTGCTAATTTACCGAAGATTATTACAGCAATCGTAAGCGTATTTACAGCGTTTAACTGGTTTTCGCTTGGTAAAAACATTGTTACCGGCATAATAAAAGGGGTCAAAAATCTCCCTTCTCTTTTAAAGGGTGCCGCTAAAAATGCTGTAAACGGATTCAAGGGAGCATTTAAGGGAAATGGTATTTTATCGGCTGTAAAAGGAGCATTTACTAAGATACCATCGGCTGTTAAAAGTATCTTTACTAAGGCAGTATCCCTTGTAAAAAGCTTCCCTGGACGGTTTAAGAGCGCCTTAAAGTTTAGCTGGTCTCTTCCACACCTAAACCTACCGCACCTGAGTGTTTCCGGCGGAAAAGCTCCGTTCGGTATTGGGGGAAAGGGTTCCCTGCCATCATTCCACATTAGCTGGTATAAAAAAGCCATGGAAAGCCCATATGTATTTTCTGATGCCACCTTGTTTGGAGCAGGAGAAGCAGGAGACGAGATGCTGTACGGTCGTAGCAGACTGATGAACGATATCAAAGAGGCAACACAGGGAACGAAAAACGATGTAACTATTAACGTAACTGTAAACGGTGCAGATAACCCAGAAGAATGGGGAAGAAGAATGGCAAGTGAACTTAGAAGGCAGGTGAAAATGGCATAATGGCAAAGAAAAAGAAAAAGTCTGCTGCTCCTAGCGGTCTGTCTATATCGAGAGACGGTTTGAAATTTACAATATCTTGGAAGATACCGGCGAAAAAATATGAGGATGGACAGTGGCTATGGTATCGTCTACATACAAAAAACGCCGGTGCTTCTAAATGGGATTGGACAAAGTGGAAGAAAATAAATGTGGGAAAATCAGCAACCAAAAAAACGGTAGCACTTAATGCAAAAAATTATTATCCTGTCTCATCAAAATTATTAAACGCGATAGAATTTAAGGTAAAGGGCAAAACAAAAAGTGATAAAAAGCATACCTATACAGCCGCACGTTCCACAAAAACGTTTGCTATTCATGCGCCAAATGCCCCTTCTGTTTCTTATTCCCTTGATGATGCTGACGCAAATAAAGGTACATTTACCTGGAGTACCTCATACGAGGCGAATGATACAAGGCATTTTGCAAGGACGCAGGTACAGACCGCATTAATGACAAACTATAAGGGCGCCATTGCAAACGCTCGCTTTACCAATGCATCCTATACGGGAGCGTCTGGCACATGGGCGATAACAGAGGATGGTTCCCCGACACAAAACAAGACATTTTGCCGTATTGTAAGGGCAAAATCGAGAGGGTGTGCCGGAGATTCCGGTTGGAGCTATGCATACCATTATTACAGCATCCCAGAGCGTCCAAATATACAGAGTACAGGGAGCAAAGAGATAGGCTCCTCTAGCCGCTATGTATGGGCAAACTGGGTGCAGGCATCGCCGCGGGACCGCCCTGTGGATTCTATGGAGTTACAATATGCCATAGACACGCCGGAAAGCGGAGAGAGGTATACTGGCACATCATGGAGCACAGGAGTAACTGTTGCGTACCATGATTATACGGTGTCAGCAGATTTTAACACGGACGACGGCATAGCGGAAGACCAGATTATGTGGACAAGAGTGCAAAGTACGCACGATAAAAAATATGCATACTCTGAGCCACGAGTAGCGGCGCGAGGGGCTTTAAAATCCCCGTCATTTGATACGGTATCGGCAACAGGAACAACACTTACTATCAATAGCGTTGAACGCAACACGGAGGTTCCTGACGCCAAAACAGCAATCTGGATGAAAATAGACAACGAGGAAAAAGGCATTATTGCGGTCACCGACAAAGAGGGTACAATCACAGTTACGTGTCCGGACGTTTCCGGCGGCGCTGAATACCAGATTGCCCTCATGAATTTTACCGGAGCTTCCACACCTCAAAATGGAGCGACTGGCACTACCTACAAACTTAGCCCTCTCATGCAGTCTGGGTGGATTTATTCGGAAACAAGAAAGATTGCAGTCCCACCGAAAAATATAACTGCAATGGCGGTGGCATCTGATACCGTGGAACTAACATGGGATTGGTCGTGGAAAAATGCGGATGCGGCTACCGTTGCGTGGGCAGACCACGAGGACGCATGGATTAGTACGGAAGCCCCAACTACTTATGACGTGGAGGACAGGGAAACAACGTGGCACATCGGGTCCCTGGAATCGGCAAAAACATATTATTTCCGCGTAAGATTGCGAGATACGTCCGGGGACGAAGAAGTGCTATCTCCTTGGTCTGATACGGTTTCCGTATCACTGAGCGAGACACCAACAACACCTACATTAGCAACAACAGAAAACTATCTTAGTATGGACGACACAGTTATTTGTAGTGTCGGCTATACCGGAAACAGCAAAGCGAGCATAAAAATAGCGGAAGCGGTTAACGATGAGCCAGTTAAAGGCAAAGATGGAAACGTCGTTGTTTTAATGATGTCTTCCGGCATGGAGACATTATCGGAAACTATTGAAAACATTAATAAAATCTATACTGCAAGTGGCCTTTTGAGCAATCTATGGAATGTAGGAGAAATTCATTATTTAAAAGCAATGGTTACAGCACAGGGAGGCAAGGAAGGGGCATGGTCAGATTCTGTGGCTGTTGAAATTGTTGCAAAACCTGCGATAAACAGCGTGACAACAAATCTTGTTTCGGAATCAACTGCATATAATTCTGGCGATGTTACCACGGAAACGAGCGACCAGACAGTACCAGAATCATCGGAAGGTACAACAAATTATTTAGAGCAGCTACCATTAACAATAGTCCCTTCCTTCGGGGATTCTGTTGGCACAGCAAAAGTAACGATTGTCAGGGACGAGGATTATTACATTCTGCGCCCGGACGGATTAAAGGAACAACATTTTGCTAACGAAATTATTGCTAGTTTTACTGGTAGCGAAACAGACAGCTACGCTATTGACTTGAGCGACCTGATCGGGCAGATGGATGACGGTGCAAGGTACAGCATACAGATTGCATTTACAGATATTTATGACCATGTGGCAGAAAAAAAGATACCGTTTGTTGTACGGTGGAAACACCAGCCGGAAGTGCCAACGGCCACTGTAAATACGATTGTAGACAACAAAACAGCGAGTATTGTTGTTGCTAAACCAACCACATATGCTGATGGGGATACATTCGACTTGTATCGGATGAGTGTAGACAGAGCAGAATTGATTCTGGAAAATGGGGTTTATGGACAGAAATATGTTGACCCATACCCAGCGTTAAATGAGTACGGCGGCATACTGGTTGTAAATAAAACTGCCAACGGTGACTATATAACGTCAGATAGTTCGTTTGCGTGGTTATATAGCGATTTTTCCATCGAATATAAAAAGGCAATCATTGATTTTGACGGTGAATCTATCGAAATCCAGTATAACCTTGATTTAGATAACTCATGGGATAAAGATTTCGAGAGGACAGTTTATCTTGGCGGCTCCGTACAAGGTGACTGGAATCCTGCAGTCACTCGTGATTTAAAAATTGATGCAGTAAGTATCTCACTGACAGAACCAATGATGATTGAGCAAATGAGGCGGCTCGCAACGTATCCCGGAATATGTCACGTTAGGACACCGGACGGCTCGTCATTTTCCTGCGATATACAGGTGTCGGAGAAAAAAGACCACGATAACAAAATGCGGACAGATTTCTCATTAACGATTAAAAAAGTGGATTCGGAAGAACTGGATGCCGTGACGGAAGAGCAGTGGAGCGCAGAGCATCCTAACGAGGTGATGTGATGGATTGGAGCAAAGGATTTTCAGCAAGATATATTTTGACGACAGTTGACCCCAAGACGTGGACGGACCAGAAAGAATTTGAATTTACTGAGGGCAGTATTGACCGGGACAGTACGTCAGATTTAAGGGAATCTGCTTCTGTCACAATGACGGAAAAAATAACAGACAATGAGTGCTGGGTCCGCATTTACCTACAGGCTAAACAGGGAGGGTCAGGAGCAAAAGTAGCACTGTTTACTGGCCTGACTGCCTTCCCGGAAAGAAAGCTTGATGGTGTGAGAGAGACTTACAATATCGACTGCTATTCCGTTCTCAAACCGGCAGATGATGTGATTCTGCCGCGTGGTTATTATGCACCAGCCGGTAGCGGAGCAAAACAGATTAAAAATTTGCTTAATGATTGTATCCCTGCCCCCGTGTATGTCGAGGGAACATCGCCTATTACCACGGATAATATTGTTGCTGAGGACGGAGAAACAAGGCTCACAATGGCACTGCATATTTTAGACGCTATTGGTTGGCGGATGCGAATACTTGGCGATGGAAGTATTGTTATCTGTGCAAATGATAATAATAGCAGTCTTACGGTAGGAATTAACGCAAATGACGTCATAGAGTGTGACGTAACAGACACATTTAATTGGTACGACACACCAAATTGTTTCATGGCAATACATGACGATTACGGCGCAGCCATCGCGCGGGATGATAGTCCGGACAGTTATTTATCAACTGTCAGTCGGGGCAGGGAAGTGTGGAAATCAGAAACAGGCGTTGAATTATCCTCTGGGGAAAACATAGCAGCGTACGCTGTTAGAAAGCTAAAGGAATTGCAGAATCCTGCCAGAACGATACAGTTCAGCCGGCGATTTTTCGAGTGGTCTTTTTAAATTATCCGCGGCATAACCTTACCGGAAAATTTAGAATAACATCGCAGACGTTATCGCTGGAACACGGCTGCCGCACAAAGGAAGAGGTGGAAAGCATTGAATGATTTTGTAAAAGAGATTGCCTCGACGATGAAGCAAAGCAAAACAAAAGCATATGATACAGTTGCGGAAGTCCTTCGGGTTGACGAAAAAACGGCATATGTCCACATTGACGGCGGAGCAGACGAAACCCCCGCACAGATGACTATTAATTGTAAAGAAGGGGATAGCGTAAAAATACGTGTTTCTGGCGGAAGAGCATGGCTCACTGGAAATCTCACATCTCCGCCAACGGATGATACAGCCGCAAATGAAGCGAACAAGACAGTTACTAAGGTAAAAAAATCCTATGAGAATTTTAAATATGCTACTAATGAAAATTTTAATAGTCAGGAAAGCAAGATATTAGAGGCTGCTAAAGTTGCAACTAACTTCATGAAATATATAGATGGATTGGGGCTAATAGTTGGTGATATGCGAGGAAATACCCTCGGCCAAAATACATTATTAGACAGTAACGGGATGGCGGTGCGAAACGGTAGCAGCGAAATTGTACGGTTTGGTACAGCGCCTATCGTGATTACCAACACGGACGGCGATAAAACTTATGACGGTTCCGGTTCTGTCATGCAATCCGACCGCAACATCGTTGTCTCTACACAGCAAACAAAAGACCCAGACGACATCCACAGCGGCGGCAAGGCGGCTCTGGAATTGTATTACGATAAAACCAAAGACGTCACAGGTCTTTCTTTGACCGTTAAAGGAGGCTCGACATATAGTGACTTGTACGAGTCTATGGGAACCGGGATGTATGTCAATAACAACCACATACAAATTGTATCTAATGACGTAGAGTGCATCTTTGGTAAAAATAACATCCTGTGGAATTGCAATAATGTAGCATACTGGATGACTAATGCCCATAAATTTACACTCAATCAGCCAATATCCGAACAGTTAACCGGTGCAGTATTTGTCTGGAGTGCGTACGATGAAAATGACAAGGCTATGCGTAATTGGGGATGGCATATGTTTTTTGTGCCGAAACAGCATGTCATTTGGAACGACGGATCTGGAATATTTATGACTAATGCATATACTGGAATGCGTAAGTATATATATGTTCACAATACATATATTCAGGGGAATGATGACAACAAAGCAACTGGATCTAGTAACGGAATACCGCTTAATACACGTGGTTATGTATTGCGATACGTAGTAGGGGTGTGATTATAATTATGGGAGAATATTACATTGGATATGTATTTGACGGTTTATACCCGCCAAAAGCTGCACAGTGGTGCAACGAAAATGGTACGTGTCATATAGAAAAAAATAAGGAAGGAAAGTATGAAATCGTTGAGAATGTTGACCGAGAAGAACCAGAACACCTATTTAACGATAACACGCCGTCCATACCAGAACTAAACAAAAAAATAGAAGAGCTCACAAAACAAAATGAGATGCTCACAGATCGCTTGCTAGAGCTGTCTGATATGATCGTGCATAAGGAGGCAAAAGTATGATAGCTAGTGGAACAATAATTATTGATGGACAGACGTACCGCAAAGGAGATGTTATACACGATTTAGGCGGCTGGGATTGCATAGATACGGACGGAAGCAAGCGATATTACTGGGGAAAGTCTTCTGAAGTAGATAAATTGCCTCATTATGTTGCAAGCGGTTCAACGGCGTTATGTGTAGACACAGGGGAATTATATGGCTTTTATGCCCCTGATAGCAAGTGGTTTTTACTTTAGGGAGGTGTAGAGTATGAGAAAAAGTGGCTTAACGGGAGACGAGGCATATATACTCTCAAAACATGGGGAAACAACAGAAGAACTTGGCCCGTTAAAAAAAGAAATTGGTAAGATAAAGGAAGATTTATCTAACAAAATCACAAAGTTCTATGCATCAAATCAAGGCGAAACCCATCTTGCCGATTCTGATAATGGCAAAATCATGGATATGATGCTATATGGCAAGTCTGAACAGAAACAATACAGAGGGAAGAATCTGCTTGAATTATCCGACAATCAAGTTCAAAGCGAAAACTTAAAAGTTCAAATTAATCAAGGGATTATAACATTTTCTGGCACAGTAAATGCTGATACTTTTATTAGAGAAATTGATAGTTTTACAGTACCAAGTGATGGAACCTATACAATTAGCACAAACAGTAATAGTAAAAAAGATTCCCCTCGTATATTATTTTTGATAAATGACAATTCTCAATATGAGTCTGCTTTTAATGGAGCAACAAAAGAATTAAATGCCGGGGATACTGTGCGATTGTATATAAGAATCTCATCCGTTGGTTCTTATAATGGCGTGACGATTAAGCCAATGATTGAAAAAGGTTTTGAAGTTACATCTTATGAACCCTATACTGGTGGTCAACCATCACCCTCGCCAGATTATCCGCAGGAGATTAAGAGTGTGGTCAAGCCGAGGGTGAAGGTGTGTGGGAAGAATTTGCTTCCCTTTCCTTATAGCAATACCTCAAAAACCCAAAACGGTGTTACTTTTGATGTACAAAATGATGGGACAATTCATATTTATGGAACCGCAAGTGCTGCTACTTATTTTAACTTTAGCACAAATATCGAATGGGGAAGCGAAGATTTTTCTAATACGAATGAAAAATACAAATTAGTAGGTAACTTGTTTTATAACGCTAATAACAAAATTCTTAGTTATGTTGTTCGCGAAAGTGTCACATGTGATTTTATTTTGAAACCAATGGTTGTGTTAAATACCGAAACAGACTTAACCTACGAACCATACCATGAACAGACCGTCACCCTTCCATACACTCTCAACGCCATTCCTGTAGCAAGTAATGGCAACGTCACAATTGATGGACAACAGTATGTAAGCGATTATATAGATGTAGAGCGTGGAAAAGTTGTGAGATGTGTTAAGAGAGAACCTTTAAGCAAAAATGGTAGGTTAAGTAGTAGTAGTAGTAGTCCATTCTACACCTACAATCTTCCTAGTGCGAAGCCAAAGACAATTACTGAAGTATTTGTACTATGTAATTTAGCACAGTTTAATTCAATCACGACAAGCAATAGTCAAATTGGAATTTCTAGCGATGGTTCTAATAGCCTAAGAATGAGATTGGACGGATACGCAACATTAGAACAATATACTAGATTAAGCGCAGAAATAATATACGAGCTTGCCACACCTCAAGAAATAGACTTAACATCAGACCAGATACAAGCTTTTAAATCCCTCGCCACAAATTATCCAGTAACAAATATAGAAGTATCTTCCGACCAGTTAGATGGATATACAGTATTCAACTATCCGATTTCGATGCAAAATGGTTGGAATTATGTAAAACAGCAACTCAATGACAATCGTGATTATATCTATGATATGGACACACAATCAGCAGAAGCTTATATCAACAGCGAATATGCACTAGCATTAACAGAATTGGAGGTATGATTATGTTATATAGAACATTACTGAAACTTAAAGAAAGAAACGGTCTGACAGACGATTTAAAAAATAAGATTGATATTTTCTTTGCAGTTGGGAGAATCACAGAGGAACAGTACAATGAGCTGATGGATGTTGTGGTTGAAGAAGAACCGAAAGCGGAAACTAATTAACTAAAGAGGGCTTTAATTAATTTATAAAAACAAAAGAAAAATAATTTTTAAGGAGGAATGGAGATGGTAGATATTATGTTACCTTTGATAACTTGTATTTTTGTAGTTTTTGACTTGGCTAGTGGCGGAGTAGCCGCCTGCGCCAACCACGAGTGGAAATCCTCAGAAATGAGAAAAGGATTGTATCATAAATTTGGCTCCATTATGCTTGTGGTGCTTGCGTATCTTATCGACTACGCCCAGAAATATGTGGACCTAGGCTTCCAGGTACCTATTGCCGCAGGCGTGTGCGTTTACATCATTTTGATGGAACTTGGTTCTATCGTGGAGAATATCGGCAAAATTAACCCTGATTTGCTCCCGGACAAGGTTAGAGCAATTTTAGGACTGGACAAAACAAAATAAATTTACGTAATTTTTGCGTGTTTGAGGTGATGCAGTGAACAGAAGTTTGATAAAAAAACTCTGGAAATTAGGCGATAAACAATTTATTGATTACGCCTTGTCATGTGCCCGCTTAACTTTGCGGGAGCGTGAAACTGTACAGTACTTGCTTTTTGACGGATTAACGCAGGAGCAAGCCGCCGAGAAAATGGATATAAGCACGAGAGGATTACAAGGGCTGTGGAGTTGTGCCGTAGAAAAAATTTTGTTAGTTCCTGGCACAATCCCGTACATAAACAGCCTTTAAGAAACTAAAGACAACTAAAAATCATGCGAGAAATAAGCGCGTTGCCTTCGTGGTGGCACGCTTATTTTTTTGCGATAATAAAACTATAAGGAGGGCAAAAAATGTATCAATATTGGAATCCTAACCCAGCGGCGGCAAAAGTGGGAGATTGTACTGTGCGTGCTATCTCAAAGGCTATGGGTCAGACGTGGGAAGAAACATATATACAACTTGCACTGTACGGCTTGATGCTATCAGATATGCCCTCGGCTAACGCAGTGTGGGGCGCATACCTCAAAGATAATGGATTTAGCCGTTATATAATCCCGGACGAATATATGACCTGTACCGTCTCGGAATTTGCAAACAACCACCCAGAAGGGGTTTATATTTTAGCACTGTCAGGGCACGTTATAGCGGTAATTGACGGCAATTACTACGATACGTGGGACAGTGGAGCAATGACACCTATCTACTATTGGAGGGAAGGAGGAAAATAAATGTTCGGTTATCCACAATATCCACAACAGTATCCACAGTATCCGCAATATCCACAACCGGATTATCTTGACCAACTCAACCGACTAAAACAGCAGCAGGCACCACCCCAACAAATGCAACAGCAGACCAACCCCGATGAGCGGATTTGGGTGCAGGGGCAGGGCGCGGCGGAGGCGTATTTAGTGGCACCAAATTCTTTTGTTCGCCTGTGGGACAGTCAGGCGCCAGTTTTTTATGAAAAAAGAGCAGATCAGACGGGCAGACCGTTTTTAGAGGTGTTTGAATACAAGCGCAAAGGCGCAGATTCGCCCACAGCGGAGCTTTCACAGTCTAGCCAACCAATTAACTACGAGGAACGCTTAAATGCCTTAGAAAGGCAAATGGAGACGTTAAGAAGGAGGGTATTGAATGAATCTCAATCCAATGCAGGTGATACAGCAGTTTCAACAGTTCAGACAGCAGTTTCAAGGGGACCCGAAGCAGGAAGTACAGAATCTGCTAAATAGCGGGCAAATGAGCCAGCAACAGTATAACCAGTTGCAGGGCATGGCGACACAGTTTCAAAACCTTTTAAAGGGTTTTAAATAAATAAAAAGGAGTGATTTCATGGGATTAACAACAGACGGAATGAGTCCGGCAGATTTGGCGGCAGTCACAGGCAACAATAACGGAGCGTTTGGCGAAGGCAACGGCGCTTGGTGGATTATCATTCTTTTCCTCTTTATCTTCTGTGGATGGGGAAACGGAAATGGATGGAATAACGGCGGCGGAGGCGCGGTAGATAACTATGTATTAGCTTCCGACTTTGCAACCTTACAGCGCCAGATTGATAGCGGCATTTCCTCCCTTGAGCGCAAGGGTGATGCCATCAACAGCGGTATTTGTGACGGATTTTATGCGATGAATACCTCTCTACTTAACGGATTTGCAGGAACAAATAGCACAATCCAGCAGAACGGGTATGATACACGAAACACAATCCAGCAGGGACAGATTGCAGATATGCAGAGTTTTAACGCTTTACAGGCACAGTTAGCACAGTGCTGTTGCGATAACAAACAGGCTATCGCAGGCGTTAACTACAATATGGCGATGAATACCAATGCAATACAGCAGGAAGTTACAAATGGCTTCTGCCAGACAAACTTTAACAACGCAAACAACACAAGAGACATCATTGACAACCAGAATAACAACGCTAGAGCCATTCTCGATGCCCTCACAGCGCAGAGAATCGAAGCTAAGGACGCTAAGATTGCCGAGCAGAATCAGCAGTTATTTGCGGCACAGTTAGCGGCCTCTCAGGCATCACAGAACGAAACCTTAAAGGCGTATATGCAGGGTCAGTTTACTTATTACAATCCTCGACCAGTGCCGGCTTTTCCGGTTTCTGCGCCTTACCAGTATGGCAACTGCGGATGTAATACCGGTTGCGGATGCTAAAATTTTATAATTAGCAGCTTCCTGCGTTGACGGGATTGTTCGGCTTGTGCCGATGATGCTTATAGCGGCGGGGCAATCGTTCCGCCGTTTATTATTAAAAAAAGGAGTGATATAACGTGGCAGAATTTACCAATAGCACTATCGTAACCGTGGCAGCAGGGCAGAATTTACCGCTCACAGAGACAGCCGTAAAGTGCGGTAGCTGTATTACACACCGGGAGGGAGCAGGAATTGTGACCCTTAGAGGTCTTACAAACCAGTGTAGGGCGCGCTATAAGGTCAGCTTCGGCGCTAATATCGCCATACCCGCCGGTGGAACTGTGGCACCTATTTCTATTGCCCTGGCAATCGCCGGAGAACCATTAAATAGTGCGACAGCAATCGTAACACCTGCGGCCGTAGGCGAATATTTTAATGTATTTACAGCGGCGTTTATTGACGTGCCGCGCGGATGTTGCATAACGATCGCAGTCGAAAATACATCTACGCAGGCAATTAGTATAGCCAATAGCAATTTAATCGCCGAGAGAGTAGCGTAAAGGAGGGCGAAAAATGGAATCATTACACAAATTAAAAAAGATGATGTGCAGAGAGCTGGACGAGATTTCGAACAAAGGCGATATGAGCGCCGGGGATTTAGAAGCAGTCCACAAACTGACAGACACAATTAAAAATATTGACAAAATCATGTATCTGGAAGGTGGCAACGAATACAGCCGTGGCGGCGACTGGAACACGTCAGGAAGATACAGTCGCGGGCGTTATCCTGACATGGATTACGACGACTATAGCAACGCTCGTAGAGGTCAGCACTATGTGAGGGGGCATTACTCTTACAACGATGCAAAAATGCAGGTAAAAGAAACTATCAAAGACATGATGCACGACAGTAATCTGTCTAGTACAGATCAGGCAGCACTAGGCAGAGCATTAGCAGAATTAGACCGATAAGAGAAAGGAGTGCCGCAATGATTAATATGGACGAAATTAATGCCGAAATTGCGGCATTAGAGGCAGGAAAAACAACCTACGCCACTTGCGAACGGCTTTCGATTTTATACAATGTACGCAATAATTTAATGAGCAATCAACAACCGAACCAACTATCTTCCAACACATCATACTACTCTTACAGTTCCGAGCCGGATTCTGAATTTAAAGAAATCGCCCGAAACGCAGACTTTGAGCACTTATTACGCGTGCTTGACGAACACATGAAAGCCATCGAAGCAATGTATCCGCGAGAATATCGGTCAGTTTTGCGAAAAATAAAAGAGGGCGCTTGAAACGTCCTCTTTCTTCTTGTATAATATAATTACTTCTCCTTTATTTCTATCATATTTTGTTATACGGTAACTGACCTTAACCTGGTGGATTCGTCAATCTATTACCCGCGCGATTGCTGATCAGGCAAGAACCATACGGATTCCAGTCCATATGGTAGAAACTATGAACCGGGTGAATCGTACAAGCAGAAGACTGTTGCAGGAATACGGCAGAGAG